TACTTCTAAGGGTCATACTAATTTCTTTGGTATGTTCCGTAAGGGAGAGAATGTTCTCATCACTGATGCATCTTCATGCTTTGCTGAACCTATTACCGGTGTTCTTACTGATACTGGTGAAGTGGTCGTGTCACGTTATCGTCATGATTATCGTGCATCCGGTGGTGGAGCTATTGATGGCGGCCGCGATTATCTTAAGCTTGTTGGTGAAGCAGTATATTATCCAAAGGTGCGTGTTACCGTTGAATCCGGTGAATTTAATTTTGAAGTACTAGAACACGCATAAAAAAAGGGGGAGACCTTTCGATCTCCCCCAAGTACTTCTGATTTTATTTTTATTATTACAGAAGATTTTGTACTTGAACTCTGCGGTAGTATACGTTCGAGCCCTGCAGAAGAGCACCTGGTGTATAACCCTGTGAGTTGTTTCCGAAGGCGAATGGATTTGCAACGACGCCGTAACGTGTCTTGAATCCAATCTTTGGCTGGAAGGTGTCTTGACCAACAGCACGTACCATTTGCAGAGGTACGTATGGGCAATAGAATAGACCGGCGTCGAATGCCGATGCACCCTTATAACCTACTGTGATATAGTTACCAGCAGCATATGGGTCTACATACACTCTCATGCGTCCGTTAAGAACACCAGCGAATGTATTACCTGTGTCATCAACTTGCAGATTATTGCTGTTGAGTGCTGGAGCATAATCCAGAACACCTGCCATTTGAAGAGCAGAAGCAACATCCGAAGAACAGATGATCAGGTTACCCTTACCACGACGTGTATTCTTTGCAATGTAATTTGCTTCACGTTCAATCTGGAACATCAGACCCTTGAACTTCTCAACTGACCAACGTCCGTTTGAGTCTACGTCAAGGTCGAATACACCAGCTGTGGTTGTTTCAATAGCACCAGCAACGGCTGTGAGGTTTACTGTACGAACGATTTCACGATTGATTTCCGAAAGGATTTCAGCCGAAAGAATTGTCGACAGTTCGGTCTCAGCGTCCAGACCATGAATTGCCTTCAGGTCTTGTGCCAGTTCCATTGAATACTCGGCCTTCAGAGCACGCGATTGTGCCTGAACGGTTACCTTGTCGATCGAGAACGACATTTGACGGAAGTCTTGGTTATATGCAGTTGAACCCAGAGCTTCAGCATACGATGTTGGCATACCACCAGCAAAGTTATACTGTTGCGAGTTACCGGAAACAACGTTATTACCAGTCTTCAGTGTACCGTCGTACAGACCGCCGAGATTGTTGTTAGCATAACCAACAAGCGAAGTATTACCAGCAAGAGCAGCATTTGCACCACCTGGGAATGTCGACTGTCCGGTATTTGCTTCATTGTAGAATGCGTTGGCACCCGACTGCGAGTCGTACTGAGGACGCAGAGCAAAGATCAGACCTGTTGGTCCGGTCATTGGCTGAACGCCGCAGATGTCATAAGCGATCAGGTTTGGCATCGAACGACGAACCAGCGAAATAAGTACTGGATCGTAGTTATTAACACCACCGATACCTGTTGCTGGAGCAGCACCAGAATACTCGAGAAGAGCTTGTTGACCACCAAAACCACCGGTCTGAGACATGTCTCTTTCAGTGTTTTCCAGCAGCTGAGCAATTGTAGCACGCTTGTGGGCGTCCTTAATTGGCTCTAAATCAGGATGCTCAATTAATGGCTTCCACTTTTTTTGAATTTCTTCGTTAAGAAACATGTTTTATATCTCCCTTGTTGATAGGTTATTTATATTTATATTATCTTATTTCTTGACAGTCTTAGATATGGCTTGTACATAAGCAGCCATAGGTCCTGTAGTAGGAACATGATCGGCATCGCCATCATCTTCTACAGTTTCTTCAGTTAATGAAGAAGCGTTGGATGTTGATCTGTTTGATGGAAAATATGTTTCTCTGATGACATGAAGCTTTCTTTCAAAGTCAGCTGGAGATTCATAAGTTACACCTTCTGCTAGGACGGCAAGCTTTTCGGCTTGTGTCTTTGCAAGGCCTTCACACATTGAATTGAAAATGGAGTCGACTTGTGAGTCTTCATTTTCTCTTTCAAGTTCCATAGTCTTTTCAATTTGTTCATTAAGAGCTGTTTCCAACTCTTCAATCTTTTCAACCATTTCAGCCATAACATCTACATTTGTATCCGATACGTCAACGTAGTTGGCTTCAAATACTTGCTTAAGATTAAGCATGAATTCTTCAGCCATTTCAGTTTTAATACCAGATTCAATTGCCACTTCATTCTCTTCAACCCATTCTGCGACGGCATAAGAGAGATAATTATTAACATGTTCTACAATTTCGGAACGAATTTCTTCAACAGCTTCAGTTAAACGAGAATTAAATTCTTCTTCTAACTTAGCTGATTCTGCAATAATACGTGCGTTTACAGCAGCTTCAAATACAATAGTTGCTTTTTCCATTAGCTCTTCTGAGAGCTCATCACCGTCAAACATAGTGTCAATATCTTCCTTAGCGGTATATGGCTTTACGGAAGTTGGTGAAGTATAAATTGGTGAATTTTCACCGTTACCTAGAGCAACCGAGTGAGCATAAGGAGCAGAACCACCGGCATCAGCAGGGTCGCCGTTTGGGTTCATACCCTTAGCATCCGAAGGAGAAGTATGTACTTGAGCAGTTTCACCGGCCTTCTTATCTGCTGGACGAGCAGCCTTACCGGAAACGCTATTAAGACCCTTATAAATGTCATTAAGCTTATTAAGGTCCATACCAGACATCGAATTCATCAGTGCACTAAGTACTTCTGACTTTGTGGTCATATTATATGTTTCGCCGTCGCCGGTCTTATCAGCCGAGCGAGAAGTATCACCTGCATTGTGTACGTCTGCATCGTGGGAAATACCATCAGATGCTTCTTTTTCAACAATAAAGCGCTCGCTCGAGTTCTTTCTACCTGCCATAGTTTTGACTCCTTTGGAATGATTATAAACTATTTATAATTTCTTTTATTTTGATACAAGTGAATTAATATAACGCTCAAACATAACCATCTGAGATTCAGTGACTTGTCTGCGTGTCATGGTCTTTATTTCTTTTTGAATTTCTTCGGCCGCTTGAACTGCTTTCCAGTTACCATTATCAAAAACCCAATTTACATTTTCAGTAATGGCTTCAACAAAAGCAATATGTGCTGAAGGATCAGCAACAATATCAGCAGCAGTTGCTAACTGAAAATCATCACCTACCATCATAAAGCCTTCTCTATTCTTAGTCAAAGTACCTAGACCTCTTGAAGAAACACCAAGTGTTCCACCAGATTCTAGAATACCTCTAGCAATATTTCCCATAGGAGTCTCAGTAATTTTTGCACGACCAACAAAGTTAGAACCATCTTGTTCTAATCTTGTAATTAAATGTGATACTCTATCAAGATTAATACCGGGACCATCAGGATGGCCTAGTTCTCCATAAGCACGATTATGCTTGATATAATTTTCATTATATCTTGCAACTTCTTTAGCAAGAACGCGACTCTCATAGATACGACCATTACGATTAGGCTTATCGCCCATAAGAAATGGACCTTCAATGAATAGATCCTTCTTTCCAGACTCTGTAGATTCTTTAATAATCTTAACGTCTGTAATGGATTCGCAGATAAGTTTCATTAGTTTTGATCTCCTCTCATAGTAAGAGGTGCACCTACTTTATGCTTATCAACAATATTCTTTAAACCTTTACTCATTGGCTTATAAGATTCAGTCTTCATTTCACGACCTTGTTCTGCATCAGGTGCACTATCATCGGTCTTATCTTTATCTGACTTATTTCCACTATTTGTAATGGTTTCAAATACTTGATCTAAAGAATCTTTAATTTCAGTAAGCTGACCCATGATATCGCCATCTAGTTCTTTATCATCTAGACTATCATGAAGTTCTGCCGCTTGCATTGCAATCTTTTCAAGTACATCTTTTGTTTGAGTAGAACCACGGCTATCTGGATGTACATGACCAGCATCTACTTGAGACTTATCAATAGTACCACCACCTACTGATGATGAACCTGCACCAGGATTATCTGATGTTGCACCATCCATAGATTCACCCATGGCAGTTTTTGTAGCAGTGGCATACATAACATCCTTGGCCCGCTCGCCATAACGCTTCTTGAAACCGGCTACTTTAGTTTTCATAGCCTTGACAATCTTTTCACGACGCTCTTTTTGCTTAGCAGTCATGTGTTCTTCATCGACATTCTTTGGTTCGACATTAGCCTTATTTGTCTTATCGGTTTTACGAGTCTTATCCTTAGT